TCGGAGTCGGACAATTGTCTTGCGTGTAAGACGTAAGAGACACCGTCTGGCTACTCAAGGTCCGAAAGGACGGTGCTTAACACTTACAGCTTCTGCTGTATTGCTACAGCAGTCTTTAGGTGGCCATAGAATTGCTAATCCTCGGTTAATATCCGGGATGGCAGTTTCACGGGGTGGATCTTTACCTCGGATTATCTTAGCTCAGCATAGAGCGGAGATCCGGGGCGGAGATACTAAACTTGCTAAATTCTACCTTTCGGTTCTGAACGTATATCGAGAGATCGAATACGATTCAGTTCCTGGGCTGAAATCGATCACTGAGCCAGACTTTGGTACTCACGCTGTAGATGAATTTATCTATAGCAAAATACCTTGGTTTGTCCGGTTATTTGTTTTCCGGAGATTCTCCTTCGAGCAATTGATGGAGAAACTCTGGAGTTTGGCGGGTTCTGTTGAACCGATCTTCCGGTCATCTCCTGGAACCTTTAAATTGGTTAAAGGAGATGTGGAAGAAGAGTACTCTTTCTCGACTCATCCGGTGGTGCTTCTTAGAAATCTAAGAACACTGGCGGCTGATCCATCACTAAGAAAGTCCTTTATGGAGGTGTTAGGGTTTACCCGAAACTCCTTAGTAAGGGACCTCTTTATGATGCCCATAAAAGCTGGCCTTCACAACGAACTTCTTACGAAGTCGCCGAGTTTAGGTAAACTTGGGGTTAAAGAGGAAGCAGCAGGTAAAGTTAGATTGTTTGCGATGGTTGACGCTTGGACCCAATGGGCCCTAACGCCGCTACACAAACTTCTCTTCGAGATCCTGCGAGGGGTCCCTGAAGATGGAACCTTTGATCAGGAGGCTCCGCTCTACAAAGTAGACGGATTTCCTGGTCTTTGGTCTCTCGACTTGACAGCTGCTACCGACAGATTGGCGGTGAAACTACAAGTGGCTCTGCTAACCTATTTATTTAGGTCGGCAACCTTCGCGAATGCTTGGGCGAACCTTCTTGTAGGTAGAGGTTACCGGTTCTCGACTTTTAAATATGCTGCTTTCGCAGGCACATATAAGTACGCCGTGGGGCAACCCATGGGTGCGTTAAGTTCCTGGGCTATGTTAGCCTTTACTCACCACTTTTTAGTACAAGTGGCCGCCTATATGGCTGGTCCAGAGTATGCCTCGGCTACTCGGCTGTATAGGAACTACGCCATTTTAGGGGATGATCTAG